CTTGAGTGGTGGCGTCATCGTCGCGATCACGCAGCTGGAGGAGGGCGGTCACGGCCGCCACATCCTGTGCGTCGGCCCGGGCCGAGAACGTCGATGGGAACCGCTGACTCCCGGCGCGTTCGCCGAGCCGACTCTCGCCTTGGACGACGAGGAGGCCGTGCTGCTGATGAACGCGCTGGTGAGCCATTACCAGGGCGTGGACGACCAGCGCGCGCTGCGCAAGGACTACGACGACGAGCGCAGGCGCGTCGACAAGCTGACGGACGCTCTGGTCGGCATCGCGCAGAAGGCGACAGGTGCCTGAGTGGTCACCGAGGTCGGCGGGATCACCTTCCTCCCGATGGACGACCCGGCTGACTGGGAGCCCGGCGGCGCGGCCTGGGACCGGTCGGCGTCCCTGTTCGAGGACGTCGGCGCACTGATCCGCAGCACGGGCCCGGACCACACCGCGCAACGGGACGAAGACCGAGAGGAAGGCGTCGATGGCCGAGAAAGGTAAGGCAGCGTCCGGACCCCGCAAGTCGCCCGGCCCGAACCACAGCAAGGCCCAGTGGCGATTCCTGTTCGCCACCCACAAGCCGTTCGCCCATGAATGGGCCGAGCGCAACGTCGCCGAAGGCGGCAAGAAGACCGCTTTCCGGGCGCTGCCCGAACGCAAGGGAGCCCGTAAACGATGAGACCGTCCGACCGCATCTCGCACATCCGAGACCACGCGAAGTGCCATCGGCACCGCGATCTGGACATCGAGCTGCGCGAGCTCGAAGCCGAGCTGCTGCAGCTCGAGGCAATCGTCCGGGCGTTCGTCCCGGCGCACGTCACTGTAACCACCCTGGAGGATTCCGTGTCCAACACCTACCCGCTCGGTTCCAGCCCGAGGCTCGCCGCGGCCGTGGCCAACGCCGAGGGCGTGCCGCTTCCCGGCACTCCGGTCTCCTGGACCGCGAGCGCGGGCACGCTGGTGACCGACCCGTCCAACCCGGACGTGCGGCTCCTGACGAACGCGCCGCTCGGCGACGTCACCGTGACCGCCACCACGGACAACGGCGTGTCCGGCTCCGACACGATCACGATCGTCGACAACACCCCGGCGTCGGTCACCGTCACCGACTCCGCTTCGTAGCAGGACCCGGACGGCCGCGTCTGCCCAGGGGCGCGGCCGTCTTGCTCTACCACCGTCCCCACATGAGAGAAGACCCCTGATGAGCACCGACACCGAGACCCCGTCCGTCCCGCCGGCCACGAAGCCGCCCTACCTCGGCCGGATCGTCTACGTCGAGCGCGCCGAGCCGAGTCAAGAGAACACCACCTACTACGACGGCTCCTACCTGATCTACCAGGAGACCTCGGCCGAACTGTCCGGCCTCGCGGTGTCCAAGATCAGTGTCTATGACCTGGGCAGAGGCGGTCAGCACCTCCCCCTCGTCGGTTCCCGTGCGTACAAGGTGCTGGCGGTCGACGACGCGGGCGAGGACATCCTCGACGCCGTTGACCAGGCTGTGACGAACGCGGTCGACGTCCTGACCGGGAAGGTTAAGGGGAACTGGATCCTGTCCGTGTACGAGCAAGCGCTCTCGCGGGCGATCAGGATTCGCCGGATCGTGCGCAAGCAGCTGGGCCTGCCCGACGTGCCTGTCAGCGCCGAGGTGAGCGCGCCCGCGGAAGCCGATCAGGGCGACGCGACGGACGTTTCCACACTGCTCGCCCCACTCACCGAACTGTTGCGGCCTCTGAGCATTGCGGGCGCCTCGGCGGAGTTGCACGTCGTCTTCCCGCCGGCCAGCGAGCAGGAGCGCAAGGACGAGACGGCCCGACGCAGTTCGGCGCAGCGGATCGCTGACCAGATCGCCAAGAGCCGGGCGTAAGGAGGCTGGGATGCCGGACGCGGCCGAGCTCGACCGTCACTTCGCCGGCCTGTTCACCGAGCAGGCGGCCGACTACAGCACGGCTGCGTCCGGCGGCACGCTGACTCTGGACATGATGCGCGAGGCGCTGGACAAGGTCTACAACGCGCCGGTCGTCTGGCACGGCTCGCAGCAGGATCCGCACCTGTATTCACCGAACCCGCGCAGCTTCTACCACCGATTCTGTGTCGAGTGCGGGATGCCGCGTGATCAGGAGGCTGCGGAGGCTGTGATCGAGGTCCTGCGCGCGGGACTGGCGCGCAACGATATCAATACCTGATCATTAGACCGTGACAGCAGTCGGCACCGTCCCACCGTCTGCCCGCGCCGAGGTCTCCGCCCCCGCAACCGGCTACCTCGTCGGGCAGAGCGCGGAAAACTTCGACCTCGAGGCCTACCTCGCCCGGTTCGACCCGAGGATGCTCGCCACCCCCGAGGGCCGGCGCACCCTCACGCGCCTGGACCCGCTGCTCTGGGCCGTCATCTACTTCCGGCACCACCTCGTCGGCGAAGCGACCGGCGGCACGGTCGACTACGAGGAAGAAGACCTCGACTTCGACCCCGATCCTCTGGTTCCCGTCTCCCTCGAGGTCGCCCGCCACGCTGCGAAGCAGTGGCTTGACAAGGTCACCTTCGCGGACGCGCACCTGGACTGGTGCCGGCAGGCGCGGCGCTGGATCATCAAGTCCAAGCGGCCCCGCCAGCACCGCGACGCCTACGTCGCGCCCCGCGAGATGGGCAAGTCCACCTGGTTCTTCCTGATCCTGCCGATGTGGGCCGCCGCCCACGGCCACAAGAAGTTCATCGCGGCCTTCTCCGACTCCTCCGGCCAGGCCGAGACCCACCTGCAGACCTTCAAACACGAGCTCGACAACAACAAGCACCTGCGCAACGACTTCCCGAAGCTGTGCCAGCCGGCCGTCCGCAACCGCGGCGTCACCGCCTCGGACACCAAGGGCATGTACATCGCCGCATCCGGGTTCGTGTTCGCCGCCAAGGGCATCGACACCAGCTCGCTCGGCCTGAAGGTCGGCCGGCAGCGACCGGACCTCCTGCTGCTCGACGACATCGAGCCGGGCGAGGACAAATACTCCGAGTACCAGGTCGAGGGACGTCTCAAGACCGTCACCGACGTCATCTTCCCGCTCTCCGAGTACGCCCGCGTCGTGATCGTCGGCACGGTCACCATGCCCGGCTCGATCGTCCACCAGCTCGTCAAGTCGGTGACCGAGGAACGGGAGGAGGCCGAGTCCTGGATCGCCGAGCAGAACATCCGCGTCCACTACTACCCGCCGATCGTCACCCGGGCCGACGGCACCGAGCGCTCGATCTGGCCGGCCAAGTGGTCGTTCGCGTTCCTCAGCGCGATCCGGCACACGCGCTCGTACCTGAAGAACTTCGCCAACTCGCCGCTCGGCGCCGACGGCGACTACTGGACGCTGGACGACTTCGCCTACGGCACGCTGCCCGCCACGACCAAGGTCCTGCTCTCCGTCGACCCGGCGGTCTCCACTGGCAAGAACTCCGACTACACCGGATTGGCGATCGTGGCCTGGCAGCCGCCGGCCCAGCGCGCAGGCGCCCCGGCCGGGGACGCCGAGACGGTGCGCCGCCAGGTGGTCGGCAATCTCGGCCTGTGCGAAGTGCGCTACGCCGCCCAGGTCAAGCTGACCGGAGCGGCGCTGCGCACGAAGATCCTGCAGCTGCTCGAACAGCACCCCGAGATCGGCCTGGTCATCGTCGAGGACAACCAGGGCAAGGAGCTCTGGCTCGACATCCTGCACCATCTGCCGGTCAAGCTGCAGTGTTTCGAGCAGAGCGTGAAGAAGGAGGTGCGCGCGGCCGAGCTGCTCGCGCACTACCAGCGCGGCCGGGTCAAGCACGTCAAGCGCCTCGGCGCGCTGGAGGAGCAGATGGTCGCCTTCCCGAAGGCGAGCCATGACGACATGGTCGACGCGGTCGGCTCGGCGGTGTGCCGGTTCCTGCGACGCAAGCAGGCGAGCGGCCAGAAGGCATCCGGTCGCTCGCACTCCTACGCGTGACCTCAGCCGTTAGCCAGTCCTGGTCAGGCGGAGGACTTGGTCGAACGTCGGACGATCTTCGGCGGAGGTGGCGGAGTGTACGGCGGCGCGTGCCGGCATTTGTCCCGACCCTTGTCACAGTCCTTGAGGTGGTTCTCGCGCAGTACGTCGACCACGGTCAGGAAGGCGCCCTCGGCCGCCCGGAACGTGCCGAAGACCTGGTGGGTGCCGGTGAACGCGAAGTCGTTGAAGACCAGCACGAATGGGAACTCGTGCTCACCCATCGGAATCAGGCGGTAAAGCGTGGCGAACGACTCGTCCGCGATCTGGTACTCGGCCTCGACGCGGTGCGTCGCCTCGTTGTCGAGCAGGTGCTGCAGCACTTCCTCGTCTGCAGGCGCTTCGGTTTCCGGGTACCGGGCGACGATCACTTCCCGGCCGCCTTCGGCTTGCGCAGCACGCGAGCCGACCAGGAGGCAGTCGGCACGGTCGCGTACTCGGGAAGCGAACCGGTCGCGTCGCCGTTGTCGTCGAACCAGACCCCGTACGCGATCTTGAACCGCATCCCGTCGACGCTCTCGTCGTAGTTGTTGCCATGCCGGGTCATCAGCCTGCCCTCGTCGGTCACCTGGCCGCGGATCGTGATGCTGGCCCAGTTGCGATCGGTGTGGATTCCCAGACCCCGCCAGGCGTAGGGGAGGTTGTTCGCGTACGAGTAAGAGATCTCGTCACCCGGTTCGATCTGCGAGGTCTGGATCCGCTCGGTGTAGCCGGCCGCCGCCTCCCGGATAAGGATCCGTTCCTGCCTGGCGCGACTCGCGTCCTGTGCGGCGACCTCGGCCGCGATCATGTCCTTCGGGTCCAACTTGTCGTTGCCGGCGACGATGCGCATGATCGCCTGCGGCAGCGCCTCGCCGTGCGTGTCCGGGAAGGCGAACATGGCGTCGATCACGTCGTCGCCGTCCCAGGGCATGTCGATGCCCTCTTCCAGGATCTGGGCGAACAGCAGGGCCTTGGCCTTGCTGCGCAGGTCGATGAACGGCACGGGGATGTGCCGGATGACGCCGGGAACGGCCACGCGCCAATCGCCCTCGTCCTTGTAACAGACCAGCCGGCCGCCGCGGCTGAGCATCAGCGTCGGATTGTCGGCGATGGCCTTGATCTGCGCCTCCCGGCTTTCGCGCTCCTCCCGGCCGCCCCTGAACATGGCCTCGGTCGGGTTACGCAGGTGCTCGCGGACGGCTTCGACGGTCGGGAACCGGTTCACTGCTGCTCTCCCCTGGTCTTTGTGACTATGTGTCAATCATCTCGACCATGTGACTATCTGTCAAGACAGGGTACGGACATGAAAGTCGGCGCAGTCCCGGGGAGGAGGGACTGCGCCGACTGGTAGCGGGGACGGGACTTGAACCCGTGACACAGCGATTATGAGCCGCCCGCTCTGCCGTCTGAGCTACCCCGCCGGGTGCGGCCCGCGAGGACATCCACTACGGCCTCGCGGGCACGTCTCCAGCATGCGCGCGCACGTGACTATCTGTCAACCTCATCGCCGGTTATGTCCGGTGATCGCCGCTCATGTCCGCTTTCGCTACCATGTCCACTGTCGTATGACAACAGGAGGATATGATCGTGGCCAGCCGAGCGGCACGCGCTGCCAACCCGGACCTGATGGTCGGGCTGCAGCAGCTGGCCAACTCCCTGCCCGACTACCACCGGGCGGAGATGTACTACGAATGTACGATGCCTGAGTTCTTCGCGAGCATCAGGCTTCGACGGGCCCTGGAGCGCACAGGCGTCAGCTTCCGCTTCAACCTCGCCAGCACCCCGGTCGACACCATGGCCGACCGCCTGGAGATCGCCTCCCTCACCTGCGCCGACCAGCATGTCGACGACGTACTGCAGGAGATCTGGGCGCACAACCTGATGGACCTGACGGCCGGAAGCCTGCACCTGCGCACAGGCGAATTCGGCGACGCGTACGTCATCGTCTGGCCCTCGGCCGCGGACAGCGACGACGATCCGGAGCTGGCCAACGACACCAATGACGCCGAGATCCAGCACAGCCGCAAGGAGTTGGCGACCCGCCGCCCGGACGGCGCCGCGGACGATGTCAACACCAAGGTAGACATCTTCTACAACTCGCCGAAGACGACCCGGATCATCTACGACGCGGAGAACCCACGCGTCAAGCGGTTCGCGATCAAGAAGTGGACCGAGCCCGGACCGCTGGGCACCGCGTCCAAGCCGCGCAACCGGGTCAACCTGTACTACCGGGACCGGATCGAAAAGTACATCTCGGCGCCCAACTCCAAGGGAAACCAGCTCAAGGACTGGCTGCTGTACGAGGACGACGGCGACGAGGGCTGG